GGTTGCGTTTGCCTCAATGCCAGCCAGTTTTGATTGCTCTGCGTCAGAAAACTCGTTTGTGTCGGCATTGCTTTCGTAGGCTGTTTTAATCTGCGCTGCGGTTTGGTCTGCCGTTGCTCCGGCCTCAATGCCAGCAAGTTTTGACTGCTCGGCGTCGGAAAACTCGTTTGTGTCTGAATTGCTCTCGTATGCGCTTTTAATTTCAGCGGCACTTTGATTGCCAGTTGCACCAGCTTCAATGCCGTCCAACTTTGTGCCGTCGGTCGCAACGTCACGGCCGTCAACTGTTCCGGTGATTGCCATGTTGCCGGAAACAGTGAAGTCACCGTCAATCGTGCTGATGTCAATGTTGTCGAGAACGTCCTGCTCAATAGCATTATTCAATTCTGCGCGGGTGATTTTCTTAGTTTGACCAGTGCTCGCGTCAACCACGACAAAAACATCTGTCGCCGCTGTATTGCTGCCGGTGATAGAGGTTAGCTCAGAAATTCTTTTGTCTGCCATTTTTACATCCAGTCAGGTTTGATAGGCCAATTTATATTGTGGGGAAATCCGCCCTGATTGGTAATATCCAAAAGCGATTGGCGGTAATCAGTAACGTCTTGGCGCTGGTCATTTGTTAAGTCAGCCCAGCGCAAACTATTACCAGCAAGCGGGTCAACTTCCTGCGTCAACTTATAGGACCGAACCTGTCTCGCGCCGGTAGCAGCAGCCTCGTCAATCTCCTCCTGTGTCGGCGCAACGTATGCCGCCACATCGCCTTTAGCTGCGAATTGAACAAACAAATAATCGTTGTCAATCGTCTCATCGCCGTCATCGGGGTTGCACGCATATGGTATCCACCCGTAGGTCGGGTGCTCAATCTCGCAATCGACGACCGTTTCCGCTTCATTCACATAAAAAGCGTTTCTGTAGCTTGGCTGAATACCCATTATGAAACCCTCAAATAAAGTGCGACACGGCCCGGACTTGTGCCTGAGCCGCTTGACGGCCCCATACGCCGCCAAGTGCCACTGCCAAATGCAGGGTTGGAGCGATAAACGCGACTAAAATCTCCAATTCCTTCTTCGGTGCTTATGTTGCCGTCAGAGTTGCCCCAATGGTTGACAGGGTAAATAATTGACCCAGAAACATCGACCCCTTCTGCCGTGTCAAGTGCGGGGCCACCATTATTAGGACCGTTCACAAAACCGAGCGCGTATGTGCCGACAGCCTTCCAAGTGTAAGATTGCGCGTTTGCATCAATGGCTTGTTTTGTGCGGAGCGGTGTCATCAATTCCGTGTTGTTTGTTCCGGCCTCTGATGTTGCTTGGGACGCAACTTGTAAGTCGATGATAGTTGTGCCGCTGCTGTTTTTTACATCAATCCCACCAGAGCTTGCCGCTTGAATTACATCGCTGCGAACCTCCATGCGGTCATTCGTCTGGTCAAGATAAGCGATGACAATCCAGCCTGAGTCGGCCTCGTCCCTCATTCTTAGCTCATTGCTTGACGTGTCATAATATATCATGTTGGCCGCTGTGGTTGAGGGCGGAGACGAACCACTGTTGTTTGTCAGGATAGCTTGCAGAACAGTGTTGATGTCGGCGCGCGCGCTTGCACTGGCTTGGTTGTCAATTACATAATCATGGTTTGCCATTAGTTATACTCCACCACGGCTGTCAGCTCATCAATACTCGGCGAGATGTTCTCGGCTTCGCTGACCAATACTACACGAAAACGAAACGCCCTGCCACTAAAGTCGCCGGCCTTGAACAGTTTGTAATCTGACCAAGTTGGTGACGACGCTGGATTGTCATTTGTTGTTGAAATATAAAATAACAAATTGTGGTCTGCAAATTGCGGGTCAGACCAACTATCCCACAAGCCCGACCATGTGTCCCAACTGCCCGCAATGTCATCCCAAAAGCCGGCTCCGGCGTTAAACCTCACCACTGAGGCGTCTATGCGCGCCCTGACGCGCCTTACAGAGCCGGTGTCGATGTAGTTGTTGAAATCATAAGTGCCTGTCGCGGGGCTGCTCTCTGATGCCCCTGTGGTGCTTGTGAGGCGTAGATTACCTGATGTCACTGTCAGGTTTGTCAGCGCACTACCATCAAATGGGGTGGACAGACTGTGTTCGGCTTGATTGCTAGTATTGATGAAATCCTCTAGGTCAACCGCTGGCACAACGACGCTTGCATATGCCGTGCTGTTGATGCCGAGTTTGTCATATGCGCGGATTGTGTATGTGCCGGCGCGCGCAGGAATAGTAACGCCATTGGCCGGCCGCGCCACTTTATAAACGGCTGTTGTTGCGTTTGCCCAGCTTGCGCCGCTTTCTTGCGCCGAGTGTCTGATGCGATAGAAACTCAAATCAAGGTCAGACACAGCCTCCCACTCCAAATTCATCAACGCGCCTCCGACGGTTGCGTTGAAGTTTGTCACGTTTTCTGGCGGTTCGATGAATGCGTTTACGGTAAAGTTTTGCACCAGCTCATATTCGCCGCGGATGCCAAACGTGTTCACTGACCTTGCGCGGATGTCGTAATTCGTATTCTCAACATCGACCACCTCAAACAGACCTAACTCGCCAACACCGACTTGCGTATAATCCGTGTCAGACGACTTTTTATATTCCACCTCGACAAGGTCGATGCGCTCTGGCGCGCTTGATGTGACGTTTATGCTCAAAACAGTAAACACGCCCTCATTGATAACCCTCGAATTTGCCGTAGCGTTCACGCCTACTGGCGGCGCAATAAACGCACCGGCCAACGATGTGTTGTTTGTTTCAAAGGCTGTTTCATCAGCGTTCCAGTCATAAACCGAGGAGCTTATCTCGGCGAGCGTCATGTTAATTTGCATCATTGTGTCTTGTGTCGGCGCAAACTGCCACGCAAGCACCTCAAATGTTTTTTCTGCCCATCCAGCTCGCGTGTTTGTCAGTTTGACAATGTCACCAACTTGCACTTGCATAGCGCGCAAACCCATTGCCACATTAACGACAAGCTGCTCTCTGTTTCGATACAACAGAACTTTTGCCACCCGCTGCGCCATAGTGCTCGTCGATGTAAACGGCAGGTCAAGCGAGGTCTTTATTTCCTCGCCGCCATCAATGTCATTGATTGTCGATGTGCTTAGGCGAACCTCCGGATAGTCGGTATTCATCCAGTTTGCCTCGGCGCCTTTGAACTTACCGTTGACGATATTAAAGTTTTCCTGACGGCTGCGGCGAGTTTGAATTTGAACATTTCCGCGCAAGTCATCCTCATCAAACGTATAAACGGGTGTTGTATATGCTCCAGCTTTTACGCGAAATTTGCCCTGCGCATACCACATTGAGCCGGCCATTGACCTCGTCATTGTTTCGATGAGTTTATTTGGGGTTGTGCCGGTGGCGAACGAGCCGTTTATCTCGTAACGCTTTTCAGAGCCGCCCGCCGCCAGCGCCACATCTTCGTCGCACACATTCATTGCGGTTATAAACGAGGTGTCATCAATCTCGTCGCTGTCAGCGTTTATGCCATAGCCAGATGTTAGATAATCACGCAAGCAAAGCGCGGCATTAGCTGACCACGCTGTCGATGCTGTGTTAGGATTGTAAACCTTTTTACCTTTGACGACTGCGGAGATGCTTGGCTCGCCCTGCGGGAAAGCCTCTTGGTCAAATTCTAGCCGCACATATAAATAAGCAATGCCTTGCAGCCGATGGTCTGTTGACCATAATCCGGCAGACTGGCTTGTCAAAGAATTTATGGCTGACTGCGTGTCTGAACCCTTGACCTGTTGAACGCGAACCTTGCCATCATACTTGTCAGGAGAAGTCGAGGCAGTCAAAAAATACTGTGACGGGCTGGTGTTGCTTCCGAAGAATGTTAACCGCTCATCGTTCAAGTAAACTTCTTCCACATTTTGGATTTCGTGACCAGCCAACGCAACCAAGATGTGCAAATATTTATTATTGTCGGTTGTCTCTTTGTAAATAATCGGGCCGCCGACTTTTGTTTTGCCGTAAATAACAGCATGGTCTGCCGCCGGTGACAGCCCCGCGACATCGTAGCCCGTGAGGTTGTTGTCAATATCGCCGGCGTCCGGCCCCAAAGCCTTTGCCGCGTAAGTCAGCGCCAGTGTTGCCGCAAAGTGCACCCAAATATTTACGATTAGAGCGTTCGCGACGTAGGCGCTTGCAGTGCTAATAATCGCAACAGCCGCGCTGACGGGGTCAGCGGCAGCGGCTGTCGAGAACAACATCATAGGAACTAAAAAACGCAACATGTCAGACCGCCCAGAAAATATCGCCAGCTTGTGCCGGTAAGAATAACACACCTTCGTCAGAAATAAACGCGATGCTTTCACCGACGCAAACACCGAGCATTAAGCCGGTCACTTGATTATCAGATGCTCGCCCGACTAATGAGCCGCGCGGAGATAGCTTGACGTCAAGCCTTAACAGTCTTTTGTCTATCGCGCTCTGTATATCTGCAAAACCTTGTGTTTTTAGCAGTTTAAGATAATGGCGTTTTGCGCCAAACGCTGTTGTGTAATCACCAGACCAATCAGGCGCCAACAGTTTGCCTGTCATGGCCTGATGCGCCTTGTTGGCGAAGTTAAGGCAATCATTCTCGCCCCACGCAAACGGCTTATCGCGCAGACTGTCAATCAAATCATCTAGGTTATGTGACCATTCAGCAAGGCGCATCACCGCCCCCATGCAAACTTTTTACTTTGCAAGTCGTTGACAAAATCAAAGCCCTTATCGTTGGGAAAACGCGACCTTTGACTTTCGCGCGTGTAACGCAGAACACGAGGGCGCTGCAAATCAATCAACCGACTTTCAACACCGACTGAAATGGTCGCCGTCTCCGGCCCCTCGTCAATGTTCATTTGGTCGATATAGCCTGAGAAAATCTCTGACATGGTAGCCGCAAGGTCTAGCTGTGATAAAATAATGCCTGAACCGTCTTCATTCAAAATCAATGAGTTGTCTTCCTGCGACAAGTATTCGGTGTCAGCTTGTAGAATGCCGAAATAGATTTTACATTTTCTGCCCTGATAAGGCTCTGACAGCGCCAAGCTAATCAACTCGCTCGGTATGCCAGAAAGTGTCAATGTCGCGCCCTTTGCCGAGATTTCAGACGTTTCGTCAATCGTTGAAATTCCCAGCATGTTGCCGCTTCCGACATAGATATTGCCATCAATAGTCTGTTCACCCAAACCGGACCAGAACCGCAACGGACCAGATGGATTTTGCTGAGTAACATCGAACATAAGCTCAACCGCAAAAAAAGCCGTGACCGCAGCTTTTTCGATTTCGTTAACAAACTCCGCTGTCAGGTCTCGGCTCATGTGACGACCTCAACCGCTGCAAAAGAAATACCGAAGTGCGTAACTTCATTTATTGACCAGTTTGTTTGGTTTGAGCTTAGTCTGAAACGGCCTTTTGCGTTTGTCATGGTCACGGCAGCATTATCCGCCGGAGCCGTTCTAATTGACGGGAAAATGTCCAGCGTCGTCTCACCGTCTCCATTTGTGTTGCTGTTATTTAAAACCTTGTGAAGCGTTGCTGACTGATTGTTTCCAAGCTGTATATAGTCGCCGGCTTTTAGGTATCCGGTCACAGATGCGGGGCATCCATCAACCGTCAGCGTGTCGCCAGTCTGTCCTGAGCCTTTAACAAGCGGCGTGCCGGCGTTAGTCGATGCTGAACCGCGAGGCGTTGCAGCCGACGGGTCGCCTAGCAAAAAAGTGCCCGTCATGCCTTTTAGCTTCACAAGAAAAGAAACCCATTCCTCGCCCTCTGCGCGGGTCATCGGTGGCAGCGTGATTTCCGCTTCCCACTGCTGCCCTGCGTGGGACACAACTTGCTGCTTTAGTGTAAATGGTGACTGTGACATCGAGACCACGTTTGTTGCCCGCAATGTGATGCTGCGAACGCCTGTGATGGTTGGTATCGTGAGCGGAAAAGAATAAGCCATCAGAAAGCCTTGCTGAATGAACCGCCGCGCTGCTTGGCATCCAAGACTGCGGCTTTTGCTGATTGAGAAATTTGCGGCATCAGTTGTGCGATTTCATTCCGCACAGTCTGAGACACGCCGGTCGAGACGTTAATTGTTTGGTTGACGACAACACCGCCACCGCCATCGAGCCTCTTGTTGGGCACAATGCTGCCGGCTTGGTTAGGTATAAACACCTCAGGGCCGCGCTCACCGACCATATACGGCCGGCCATTCTGAACCGGCCCGCCAATGGCCTTGCCGAACATGCTGCCGAATGCGTCACCCAGAGGGCCGGTGATGCTTTTCTGAATAGCAATTTTGAGCAAGTCGTTGACGATGCTGCGCGCCATGTCTTTAAATGCGGTCTTGGCATCCTTAGTGCCGTCAATAATACTGACAAGGCCGGTCTCGAGCTGGCGCAAACCATTGAGTGCTGCCGTTTGCAGATTGGCCTCGACCTCTTTTGCCGCCTCACTATACTTGCGAAGCGCTTCCGCGGCCTTCTCTGTCGCTGTTCCGGTGCGATTGAAACCGGATGTTGTTCCGGCAATGATGTCTTGGGCCGGCTTTACCGCGTCCGGCAGATTTTGAGCTGCCACGACGATTTTTCTGATTTCGTCCTGAAACTCTTGGCCGAATGTGTAGCCGCCCGAAACTTTAATTCTGTCGCCGGTAAGAAATCCAAACACGTCATTGATGCTGTTCATCAATCCTCGGAAAGCTGAGATTGAAAGGTCAATCGCGCCAAGAACAACCGTCGTCAAGACTGTTGCGATGCCGGCCAAAGCCGGTAAAACATTGACCGTGATTTGCTGGCCGACTGAGTTGAATATCCGGCGCAATAGGTCAAACCGGTCATTGGCTTGTTCGACAGCCGTTGCCTGCTCGCCTGTCATCTCGATTGTCAGGTCGCTAAACTGGTCACGCATAGCTTTAAGCTGCTCTGCGCCGCCACCAAGCATGTTGACCATACCGGCGCCCGAACGACCAAACAAATCCATCGCGATGCGCGCCTTATCAGCGGGACTGCCCATTCCGGCAAGCCCGTTTGACACATCATTCAAAACATCTTGTGTGCCGCGTAAGCTGCCGTCAGCATTTGTCACCGTCACGCCTAGCGCTTCAAACGCTTTCAGCGGCGTTGATAGGCCGGTGCTGGCCTCACTAATTGATTTGGAGAAACGGCGAAAGCCTGTCTCAAGCTCAGACGCGCTGACGCCAGTTTGCGATGCCGCAAATTGCAGCTCTTGAAGTTGCTGAACCGTAAAGCCCAAGACGCGAGACTGCTTTGCGACGTCATCAATTTGCTGCGCAAACTGCCTCAGTGCAAGTGCGCCACCGAGGCCGACGACAGCGTTGCGAACATTGAACACGCTGCGCTGCACTCGTTGCAGACCGCCACGGACAGATGAGAATGCTGCCCTTGTTTTGTCAATCGCAACGATGCGAAAATTAAGATTTTCCTGCGCCATCCGTAATAATCCCTAAATAAGCTGCCCATTCGACCAGCTCAGTATAGGGCAATTCTTCAATCTCCGCGACAGTCTTATTCAAGCGGTCAGCAAGCGCGAACATAAAGAACCGCTCCTGACCGCCCTTTAGTTTTTTTCCGCGTCCTCGATTGAGGTCATTTCACCCATCAGAGCTGCCGCCACGTTACTCACCACGCTGACCGGCTGGCGCATCAGCACCGGCTTGTCCTCGAGGTCAAAGCATTTTTCCCCGTCAGCATCTTGAGCCTTCATCACGATAAGGTCGACAAGACCTTCCATCGTCATGTTGTTGAGAAAGTCAGGATGCTTTTTTTGCAAGCGATTGAACTCGCCGGCAAGAAGCGGTGTGCTAAACAGCACCATCGGCTCGTCATCGCCCCACTCCGGAACCTCAATGCGGTTCCGTTGTGAGACGGTTTTCGAGCGTATTTGTTCACCAAGTTTCGACATAATGCCACCTATCAGTCGAGATTAAACAGTTGTTTCGGTCAGAGCGCCATTGCCTTGCAATTCAAAGCTGGCCTCAACCATGCCATCAAAAGACGAGGTGACGGTTTTACCCGTGACGATTGTCGAGCCGCTGAAGTATGTGTCACCAGAGGCGTCGCCTTCAGGGTAAACATTCAGCGTCACTTCAGAGCC